GGCTACAGCCACGAGCCGTTCTTCGGCCGCCTCCCGGTCAGGCTCGCCCTTCCCGTTCAGCGCCGCAGCGTGGAAGGCCTCGTCCATGGTGTCGAACACGTCGTATCCGGTGTAGTTCACCGGCTCGTCGTGACTGTCGATCGCCCAGCGGCATAGCTTAGCCGCTCGGATTCCCCGGTGGACGCCAACCTCCACGATCAACCCTGGGCGCGCCTGCGCCACCAGAGCCTCCATTTGGTCATACCGCTTTGCCATTCCAGTACGCCTCGCCTCGTTTGTGTTTCAGGTCGGATTCACGGCTTCGGCCCTCGGCCTTCCGTTTTCCCTTCAGGTGGTCCAAGCACGCACCCAGCGGCCCGTTGACCAGAGGATGGCCGGTGTCTTCCGCATCCCCGGACAGAGACGCGCAGCGGATGCCGAGATCGCGCCGGACATGCTCAATTGCCCAGGAGTCGTGCCATTCCGCCAGTTCGAACAGTCGATCGGACCGGTACAGGTCAACCAGCGTCGACACCAGCTCCGCGCCAGCCTCATTTCTACGAATCAGCATGAACCCGCATTCGGGGTACTTCCTCGCGCGCCGCAGATATCCGAAGTCCGCATCACCTAACAACATGGCCAGCCAGGTCTCAGTCACCGGCGCATGCGTCACACAGTCGGCGTCCAACCAGACCAACACGTCGGCAGTCCCCACTCGGAACGCTTGCTCGATCGCCGCTACCTTGTGCGCGAACCGAACCGCGTCGAACCGGTAGTTGTGCGTTGGCCGGTGCCTGTGCCGCTGCTTGAACTCGGGGAGCCAGTCCGATGCCGCTTCCAGATCCTCGTCTGTGTACTGCCTCAGACGTATACCGACCCAGTTCTGGTCGAAGCTATCCACGCATCGCTTGGCATGTTCCTCCCAGTGCCGGCGCGCGTAGGTAGTCACCACGTCGAACGTGGTCACAGGTACTGCCGAAGATGCTTCCAGCACTCGCCCGTCCTCATCTCTTCCAGCGTCCACTGCAGCCATGCCACGTCGAATAGGAACTGCTCCCTGCCTTCCAACAAGGACGCCGCCGCGATCTGGTCAAGCGGAACTGAGAACGCCGCGGCTGCCCCCGTCTCGCAATGAACCGGAACACCAGCCAGCAGCGCGTCTATGGCCGTATTCGAGTGGTGCGTGACCACCGCGTAGGCGGAGGCCAGCATCTCGCTAACTGGCCTTCGGTCCAGCGCAGCGCCAGCAATCGGACCGGCCGCCAAATCGTTTGGCTTTGGCCGATAAGCAAGAGGCCGACCGCAGCCTTGCAGCTGCGCTATGACCTTGCGCTCCCACTCCTGATAGCCGATTCCGTGGTCCGTGCAGGCCTTGGCAGTGGACCCCGCGACCACGATCTCTCGACCGCCTGTCCGCCACGGCCTTATCCGCAGGCCCAGTCGCTCAAATCGCGTGGCCGGCAATCCCTGCCCCACGTACCGGTCCGGACTCCACCCATTCACCGCGAACCGGTAGTAGGCGTCTCGATGCCAGTAACCAAGGTCCGCGTAGGCGTAGCCTGGAAACCGCTGGTAGTTCGATCTGCCCTTCCATCCATAGGCCACACAGGCGTCTGCCTTGACTCCTGTGACCAGATTGTCGCCTGCCGCCCGAATGCCCTGAGACATGGCCTCGGCAATCCGCTTCTGGTGCTTCCTAGGACCGCTCAGGCAGACAACATCCACCGCAATGCGCTCCCCTCCGCTATCTCGCTCAATCGCCACTGTGCCCATGCCAGCCGGCGAAACATCGCCAAGCGACCGGCATCCGTGTTGTCCTGCTCGCCTATCCAGCCTGGCATCTCAGAGACCACGGGGATGCCCCACAGCAGCGCCTTGATCGCTGCCCCGCTTCCCCAGGTCACTACGAGACCGGCCTGCTGCAAGTCGACTTCCAGCGGCACACATGCACGCATGCCGGGGTGCCGGCGGATGCGACCGCCGTATTGGGTCCGCGCCTGCTCGCCCCATCCATGAGGGATGCCGTCTGCGCCAATGCCACGCTGAGGAAGGATGACGACCTCGCCACCATCCCGCCATGGATCCTGACCCACCCCCAGAGCATCCCAGCGCTCCGGACCACCGACCGGGAAACAGCCGGCGGTGTTATGCCGGCCAAGCCCCATCGCCAACCACTGACCGCCAAGAAAATCGTTACCCCAGCTTGCATTCTCGACCACGAGCACCGGCAGGCCGCGTGCCTCGAACGCGCGTGCCGCCGCATTGCCGATATTGATCCGGTTCCATGTCACAAGCAGGTCGCCCGGCTCAGGGGTAAGCGTGATGCCATCGACCAGTCGATATCCAAGCACCTGCAGCCCAGCGGCGAAGGCTTCACGCCGCGGCGAGACGTTGTGCCGCAAGTTCAACCAGGCACGCATCCAAGTCAGCCTTTCGGAAACAGTCCAGCACCGAGCCCGGGGTGCAGTTCAGCACCTCTATGTTCCGATTCAGCCTCGCCCATGCCGCGTACTGCTTGAGATGCTGTTCACGCTGATGCGGCTTAGTGTTTCGAAGGCCATTCTGATATTCGCCGAAGAAGTGCGTCCCATGCATATCCACGCCCAGCAGAAGAATGCGCGTTGCGCCTGCGCGCACCGCGCACTCCAGCCCCAATACCCCTGAATTGACCACCGCGCCCAGCGTGTCGATCCGAACCCGTTCGATATCACGCGCCTCACCCATGCAGAACTTCGCTGCCGGCAATGCGCGGGCTGCTGGGAACGATCGCCACCAAGCTGCATCCGATGCAGCAATGATCTTCGCCCATGGCGCCAGCTCGAACGCGTTACCTATCGCTACCAGCGGTATGTTTCGCACCTTTCCGGCCAGCTCCGCCGAAGCGGATGGTCCCGGAGCGAGCACGACCCAGCAGGTCATCGATCCAGTCGCACGCCTTCCGCAGTCATCAAGGTCAGATGCTCCCGACCCGATTCGGCATCCTCCATCACCCCGAGAATCGCATACCACTTGCCTCGATGGATGACCCTCATCGTCGCATCCACATCTTCGCGGTACCGGACCGTCATGCGGCCACGGACTTCGGACTGCTCGGCATTGGCAGCCATGAATTCGCGAGCTGACGACGGAATCACCTCTGCCCAGAACTCTGCAATCGTCGTCCAATGCTCCACCATCTCGCCGTTATCTGGGTCCTGCGTGGTGCCGGGCGCCTGCAATTGGACCCAGTGCCTGAGCTTTCCGGACGCTACCCCGCTCACCGCACAGTGCTCCGACGCAGCGGCGCCAGCAGCGCTGTCGCACCCTTACTCAGTACGTAGCCGTGCCCAGCATCGGCAGGAACCACGTTGTCGCCCTCACCCTCGCGAAAGCGGTACTGTGAAGCCAGTTCCAGCAGAACTGCGCGGCGCACAGCCGGGCGCACTATTGGAAGATCGCTGCTATCCATCGCCGGTACCGGCTCGCCGGAGCTGTCCAGGACCGGTTCGCCATCTGGAAGCCGTTCGATTAGGTACAGACGCCACTCGTCTTTCAGCCACAGCGCTACGGCATCCGAGACGTCTGGAATGGCGTCATGAAGCCATAGATCATCCGGCCCACCGGCGCTGTCGGCGTCCAGGCGAAGATGCGCGCGTGCCTGCTCGACCGTGACCAGCTCAAGCGCCATCGCCGTCCTCCGGCTTCTTCAGGCTCACTGGCCCAGGCGGCGGCTTGCCGTCCTTGCCGTCCCGGCCATCCCGGCCTTTTCGTGCGGCCAGCTGCCAGTCATCTGCGTTCTCCAGGCACGGCTTAGCTGCTGTGTCTCGCTTGGCGATCCAGAGAGCCCCATCGTGCGTGATGGCTTGCAGCGCAAAGCACTTCATGCCCTCGCGCCAGAAGCCGCCTGGCCGAATGCCGCCGGCCGGATAGCGCAGTTCCTTTTCCTCCCCGGCCACGGTCCACCGCTCGACAACTTCGTGGGCATCGGCGTCGTAGGTGCGTGATACGTCCACCATACTCAGACCATCGCGGCCATCAGCGCCAGCGACACCATCACGGCCAATCACTACGCCCAGCGTCTTCGCGCGGCCGTCGGTCATCGTCAACACCAGCGCACCGTCTCGGTCGATCAGAGCATCGGCCAGCCCCACACCATCCTTCCCGTCGGCCCCGTTGGATCCGGGTTCGCCCTTCTCGCCCTGAGGGCCGCGCTCGCCATCAGCTCCATCCCGGCCATCCGCACCGTCCTTGCCGTCTAGACC